TGGATCAACGTTTTATATGCTTGCGATTTGAAATGGTGGCTTTGGCATAGAGAGGAAACGCTCGAGTTGACATGCTTAAAAATAACACCGGACAAAGAGGCGGCGACACGCTTTAAAGATTTAACATATATCGAGGGCCACCACGGCGAGGGTTTGGCCTCAAAGCCGGATCAAGTGTTTTATGGGAAAAACAGCGGCTACCAAGCTCTAAACGTGGCGGTCCACACCGGCGCGAAAAGAATAATTTTAATTGGCTTTGACCAACGTTTCCCGAAAAATCGGTCGCATTGGTTTGGCGATCACCCGGACAAAGTTAGATCGGTTTATAGTAATTGGCGCGGCAATTGGGAAAGCGTTGTCGAGCCATTAAAAAAATTGGGCGTTGAGGTCATTAACTGCACACCAAAAAGCGCCTTGACCGTTTTTCCCATGGCGGAGCTAAAGCAAACAATATGAGCGAATTTCAAAAAGGAAAAATTAGCGAAATCCGGGGCGACCATGTCGAGCGCTATAAGTTCGCCGCCTCGAGGATTTCCGGGACGGTCCTTGATTGCGGTTGTGGTTGTGGCTATGGGACTTGGATCATGTCGGAAAAGTCAAAGTTTGTTTTGGGCGTTGACAAGAACCCCGAGGCCCTTGACTATGCGCTCAAAAACTACCAAGGCCCAAAAGCATATTTCCACGCCGGCGACATTACCACAATCCGCGGCGAGATTGGATTCGATTATTTTGTCGCCTTTGAAGTCATTGAACACTTGCGACAGCCGGCCGCGTCCCTTAAACGGTTTGCCAAGGCGGCCGGCAAGCTAATAATGAGCGTCCCAAACGAAGAAAACCGGCCCTATGACAAAAACAAAACGCCTTTTCATTATAGGCATTTTACGCCGGACGAAATATTGCTAATGCTACAATCGTCCGGTTGGAATAATTTAAAATTTTATCATCAAAAGGACTATCGCGTCGGCCAGATCGAGGACGGAGCCGGCGGCGTGACTTTAATTATTGAGGCGGAAAGTGATAATAAATCTATATCATAACAGCGCGCGCCACCAAACGCGGCATTTAAAACTATTTGAAAGCGGACTAAAGGCCCATGGCGTCCCGGCGAATATCTTACACAGCGACCACCCGCGAAAATGTGACTTGGCCGTCCTTTGGGGAGTACACAGCCAAAACATAATTGACTATCAAAAGAAAAGCGGCGGCGACTATTTGGTCATGGAGCGCGGATATTTCGGCGACCGTTTTAAAATGACGTCAATAGGATATGGCGGATTGAACGGCCGGGCGGACTTTTTAAACGAGGATCGACTCGAGGATCGTTGGCTAAAGCACGGCGTCGTTTATTCGGATTGGAAAAAGGACGGCGATTATATTTTATTAATGGGCCAAGTCATGGGCGACGCGAGCCTAAAGGGCGCGGATTTTTTAAGATGGATTCGCACCATGTTTTATGAATTAAATTTTATCTATGACAAGCCAATCGTTTGTCGGCCACACCCGCAAGACAAGGCCGGCCGCCAAAGCCCATGCCGAGAATTTCCGCGCATTAGCAAGCAAAGCCTTGGCGAAGATTTAAAAAGGGCGTTTTGCGTGGTCACGTTCAATAGCAATTCGGGCGTTGACGCGGTATTGGCCGGCGTCCCGGTTATCGCATGGGATCGAGGGTCAATGGTTTGGCCGATCGCAACGCACAATTTAAAGGACCCGCTTTTCCGGGGCGATCGCTTGCAATGGGCCAAAAACATTGCCTATTGCCAATGGACGGAATCGGAAATCAAAAAGGGTCTTGCATGGGACCATTTAAAACAAAAATACGAGGTTTCTAAATGAAAATTACTCAAATCACACCGCCGACAGTCGAGCCGGTCACGTTGGCCGAGGCGCGGCTCCACTTAAAACTTGACGCCGACGGATCACCGGCGACACACCCGGACGACGACTTGGTCGAAAACTTAATCGCGGCCGCGCGGCAATGGTCCGAGAATTACACCCGCCGGGTTTTTTGCCAAGCCACTTGGGATTTATACCTCGACAGATTCCCGGCAAAAGGTTTTATTGAGATTCCCAAGCCGCCGTTGATTTCAATTACCTCTTTGAATTATACCGATTGGGAGGGGACCGAATCGGCCTTGACCGAAAACACCGACTTTGTTGTCGATACGATTTCCCACTATGGCCGGGTTGTCCTCGAGTATAACAAAACATGGCCAACCGATACGTTGCACCCTAACAACCCCATTAAAATTCGCTTTGTGGCCGGCTACGCCTCGACAAGCTCGCCGGCGGACTATCGCGAGAACGTCCCGCAAGCGGTCAAGCAAGCAATTTTGTTGACCGTGGGCCACCTATACGCGAACCGGGAAAACACAATGGTTGGCGCCAATATAATGTCAATTCCTTTTGGCGCCGAATCCCTTTTAAATCCTTATAGGGCAATAAGAATATGAAAGCCGGACGATTAAACAGGCGAATAACAATTCAAGAACCGACCGAGGCAAGAGGCGCGACCGGGCAATCAACGCCAACTTGGTCAACGTTTCGCGCGGTTTGGGCCGAGGTCAAACCATTGGCCGGCGGCGAAACCCTCGAGGCCGATCAATTTGTCGCCAAGGCGGATACAAGGTTCCGCATTAGATATTTAGATGGATTAACCCGAAAAATGCGGATCAGCTATAACGGCGACCTTTACAACATTTTATCAATTGGCGAGGTCGGATTCAAAGAGGGCCACGACATAAGGGCCGAGGCTATAATCGAATGACAATGGAACTTTTCAGATTGAACGGCGCGGACGAACTCGAGAAAATTTTAAAAGAATTGCCTCGAAGTGTCGCCGGAAAAGTAGTATTGGGCGCCACGCGATCCGGCGCGGCGGTCTTGCGAAAAGTGATGCGAAATAAAGCGCCCTATGATCCCAAGCGAAAGCGCGGAAAACATTTGCGCGACACAATCCGCGCGCAAAAAAAACACCGGACCAACGACCTTTATTTAGTCGGCCCAACCCACGAAGCGCCACACGCGCACCTTGTCACCCATGGAACCGGGCCGCGAAAGTTTAAAAAGCCTCACCGGGTCAAGTTGGGCGGTAAAACGGTTAGGGTCACGCACTCGGGCCGTATGCCGGCCAACCCATATATTCAAGACGCGGCCGAGGAAAGCCGGAAAAGCGTTTTTGATAAAATTGGCCAACGGTTGGGCGACCTAATAGAAAAGGCGGCAATAAAGCTCGCCGGGCGCTACAAAACAAGCGGCGCGGCTCCAAGTAGGAGGTTTAGACGATGATTATTGAGGACGGACTTTATAATTATTTATCAAACAACGCCGGCGTGGCGGCCATTGTGTCCAATCGAATTTACCCTTTGGTCATGGCCCAAAAAACAACGCTCCCGGCGATTACATATCAAACAACGGCCTTGCGGCCGGATCGAGGCTTAGACGGCAATAGCGGACGCATGACGGCGACAATTCAAATTAACGCTTGGGCCGAAACCCATGTCGAGGCAAAAAACTTGGCCGAGGCCCTAAGAGCCGCCTTGAACGATTATTCCGGGGCCATGGGATCAGACACCATACAGCGGTCGAGGGTCGAGAATGAAACCGACGGATTCGACGAGGAAACAAGTTTTTATCGAGTAGGGATGCAAATAACTATAATCTATAACGAGTAAAAAAAGGAGCATTTATCATGGCACAAGTAGAATCACAAGGAACGGTTTTTAAAGTAGGCGACGCCGCAAGCCCGGAAGTATTCACCGCGGTTGGCGAGGTCAAAGAGATCGGCGGCCCAAGCGGGTCCGCGCCGGTTATTGACGTTAGCAATTTGTCAAGCGTCAAACGTGAAAAAATTATGGGATTGCCGGACGAGGGCCAAATCACGCTTTCGTTGAACTATGACGGCGACGACGCGCAACAAGACGCATTGAGGGCCGCCCGGACCGCACGAACGGCGACCAACTTTCAAATTGTTACGAGCAACAGCCCGCCGGAAACCTTGTCGTTTACCGCCTATGTTTTAGAGTTTTCTCTAAATTTTGCGGTTGACGAGGTCGTCGGCTTAACGGTCACACTTGAAATTGACGGCGCGGTAACTTTCGCGTAAAACAAAGGGGGCGGGAACATGGGAACCTTAACAAAAGAGCAAATCCTCGCCGCGCACGATTTAAAGCGCTTGCGGGTTGACATACCGGAATGGGAGGGCCACGTCTTTGTTAAAACAATCACGGCGGCCGAAAGAGATAGTTTTGAAAACGCGATTTATGGAAGCAAAAAGCGTTTGGACATTACCAACGTTCGGGCAAGAATGACATCAATTGCAACGGTTGACGAAACCGGAAAAAGGCTTTTTGACGAAAGCGACATAAAGGCCCTCGGGAAAAAGTCGGCCGTGGCCCTCGATCGAATTTTTATGGCGGCATGCAAACTAAATGGCATGCGGCCCGACGACATCGAGGAACTTGAAAAAAACTCATCGACCGCCCGGCGCGATTCTTCTACTTTAAGTTAGCTTTAGCGCTTGGCGGCATGACCGTTGAGGAAATGCTCGCGCGCATGGATAGCCGCGAGATTGCAGAATGGCAAGCGTTTTATAACCTTGACCCATTTGGCGAACGCCGCGCGGATTTGCGCGCCGGAATTATCGCAAGCACAAATTATAATATGTTGAGGCGAAAAGGCCGGCCAAAAAGCGTGACTGATTTTATCCCGGATTTTACCAAAGGGAAATCGAGTCAAGCGGCGTTGAATAATAAAATTATGGACGTTTTTAAAAAACTCAAACCCAAGGAAAAATAAAAAATGGCTAACGTCATTAGCTCTTTATCGGTCCAACTCGGCGTTAATACCGGCGCGTTTGTCCGGGATATGACCAAGGCGCGAAAAGCGGTCCGGTCAAACTCGGCCCGGATCAATAAGTTTTTGGGCAAGACCCAACGCGAGTTTAAGGCCACCACGCGATCAATAAAGCGTATGTCCAATTCAATCTTTTCGCTAAAGCGGCTCGCCGTTGGCGCCTTTGTAGGTTGGGGCGTTAAGCGCCTCGCCGATAGCTTTATCGAAACCGGGTCGTCCATGGACAAGCTAAGATTGTCCCTTGACACCATCACCAAGGGCGAGGGCGCCGAATGGTTTCAAAAGCTCAACGAATGGGCGCTAAAAATGCCGATTAACACACAAAAGGCGATCCAAGCGTTTACGTCCATGCGCGCCATGGGATTAAAACCAACTATCGCCGAAATGACAACCCTTGTTGATACGACGAGCGCCCTTGGCGGCGGTAGTGATACGCTAATGGGAATCGCTCGCGCTCTCGGCCAAATTAAGACCAAGGGAAAGGTTGTCACGCAAGAACTTTTACAACTCGCCGAGCGAGGCGTCCCGGCGTTTGAGATTTTGCGCGACACCTTGGGGTTGACGTCCGAACAATTGGGCGACATTGGGAACCAAGGACTTGACGCACAAGTCACCATTGACGCTTTAATTAAAGGCATGCAAGAACGGTTTGGCGGGCAATCTGAAAAAATGCAAACCATGTGGGCCGGTATGGTCGAGAGTTTAAAATCATATTGGACCGAATTTAAACGCCTCGTTATGGATTCCGGCGTCATGGAGTATTTGGAAAATAATTTGGCCGACTTGTTGGCATGGGTCGAGGAGCTTTACACATCGGGACAGTTCGCCGAATGGGCGGCCGACGTTGCCGACGCAATAATCGAGCTTGGCGAGGACATCACCGAATTTGTTTTAAATGCCGTTGGCGATTGGGAAAATTTTAGGGCCAAGGTTGTTGAAGTTTTCCAAGCGGTCCAAGGTTGGGTCCGCGATATAATGCCGGCCCTTAAAGTGCTATGGACCACGCTAAAAGGGTTGGCCAAGGCTTTTAATGCCGTTGGCAAGTTTGTTGGAAAACATGCGGCCATTGCTTACACCGGCGCGGAACAATTGGGCATGATCCCAAAACTTGAAACCGGGACCGGACCCGCGGGCCTACCACAAACCGGCCTATTTTACGGCCACCAAGGCGAAATCGTTTTAAATCCGCAAGAATCCGCCCAAGCGAGAGCCGGCGGCGGCCCGGCCGGTGTG